AATCTATAAACTTGATGAAAAAATGCACCTGGCAACTGCTCACAAACTTACAACTTCGGCAGAAATCTTTTTTAAGGTCGGACAAATGATTGAGGACTCGCCAGTTCTCCAGGCTAACTTTGCTAAGAAGTACGAGTCCAAAGGATCGCAGGAAATTAGATTTCTCAATGGAGCGCGTTACTTAATCAGAGCAGGCAACTCAGCAGCTCGAGGCATTGCCGCCCCCGATGTCATTCACATTGACGAGTTACGCGAATTTACCGATGAGGAAATTTGGTCATCGATGCGCTTTACTCAAATGTCTAACAAGAATCCGCAAGCAATCGTTTATTCAAATGCTGGACATGCCCAATCGGTTTTGCTTCTCAAGTTAAGAGAGCGAGGACTTGCAGCTTCTCAAGGTTCTGAGGATTCTATTGGTTGGTTCGAGTGGTCTGCGGAACAGGACAAACCAATCAATGACATTGACGGGTGGTATCAGGCAAACCCTTCGTTGGGTTACACAATCCATGAGGACAACATCAGAGATTCGCTATCAGATCGCGAGGACATTTTCCGGACTGAGGTTTTGTGCCAATTTGTTGACATGATAAATCCAGTCATCATCCCGAGCGAGTGGGCAAAGTGCAAGGATGAGAAAGTTAAACTCGATGTTGAAAAGGACACTTGGTTTGCCATCGATCTCAGTCCCGACCGTCAGCATGCAGCTCTCGTTGCAGGTCAAAGAATCGGCAAAGATAAATTTATGGTTTCCTTACTTCAGACTTGGTACAACCCAATTAACCTCGATGACAAATTGCTTGCAAACGATGTTGCGACCTGGGTGCGTAAGTATCCCGTCAACACAGTGGCGTTTAGCAAGTCAACCGCAGCAGCAGTTGCCGCTAGGTTGCAACCTGCAGGCATCCCAATCCATGAAATCTCAGGAATCGAGTATCAACAGAGCTGCGATGAGTTTGTTTCGGCTATTTCCTCAAATCGTCTAGTTCACAAAGGGCAAGAAGAACTCGATAAGCAAGTTTTGTCTGCAGTCAAACTTCAAAGAGGCGATGGTGGTTGGGTCATGGGCAGATTGAAGTCAGGAATTGTTTGCGGTGGCGTTGCAGCTTCTATGGTGACTCATTTTGCGACACGGGCTGAAACGGAAGTTGACATTCAAGTCGGTTGACATAATGCTATAATTTGTCTAATGGGAATCCGCGATTTTTTCTTGCCTGCTACTCCTGATGAGCCAATCACAGTCGATGCAGCAGCTACTCCTGCTCCATTCAATAACACATCATTAGTTGGTGGCTTTTACAACTGGTCATCATCCGCAACACGCGCTCAAGCAATGGCAATTCCAACAATTGCACGCGCTCGCGGAATTCTTTGTTCAACAGTTGCAAGTTTGCCAATGGAGCAATACTCAAAACTTAATGGCGCACATTTACCAACTCCAGGCGTAATCAATCAACCTGATCCACGCGTTCCTGGTTCTGCAATTTATGCCTGGATTGCTGAGGACTTATTGTTTCATGGTGTTGCTTATGGTCAAGTTTTAGAACAATACGGAGATACAGGTCGCGTTCGTTCATGGACTCGCATTGCGCCTGATCGTGTAACTCAAAAACTTAATAACTTGCAAACTGAAATTGTTGGTTATCAAGTTGATGGAAGTATCGTGCCAACGCAAGGCATTGGCTCAATGATTGTTTTTTACGGTTTAGACGAAGGAATCCTCAATCGCGCAGGTCGCACAATTCGTGCGGCACATGCTTTGGAGCAGGCTGCAGAAACATTTGCAAAAGAGCCTGTTCCATTGCAGGTTTTGAAATCAAATGGCACAAACTTGCCAGCAGAGCGCATTGCAAAACTTTTAGAATCATGGCGCACATCTCGTTTGAATAAATCAACCGCATTTCTTAATGCGGATGTTGAATTGCAAGCGTTGGGCATCGATCCAGCGAAACTCCAACTCAATGAGGCTCGTCAGTATGTCGCATTGGAATTGGCTCGCGCTTGCAACCTGCCTGCCTACTTTGTTAGCGCCGAAACAAACTCAATGACTTATTCAAACACAACATCAGAGCGCAGAGGTTTGATTGATTTCTCACTTCGTCCAATCTTGACCGCTATTGAACAAAGGTTGAGCATGCCGGATTTTGTCGCCAGCACAACAGAAATTCGTTTTTCACTTGACGACTTCCTACGCGGCAACGCTTTGGAGCGCGCTCAGGTTTATCAGATTCTTAACACAATCGGTGCAATGTCAGTCGAACAAATTCGCGAGGAAGAGGATTTAATCGACAATGGAGAAAGAGCATAAAATGAAAATAACAATGCCAGTTACACTCACTGCATCCGATGCCGAATCTCGCATCATTGCAGGTCGCATAGTTCAATGGGATGCGGTTGGAAATACATCAGCAGGGCAAACAAAGTTCTTGCCTAACTCAATTGAATTTAGCAACGATACGAAATTGGTTCTTGAGCATCAAATTACATCACCAATTGGGAAACTTGTTGAATGGTCACAGGATGATTCAGGAATTACTGCTTCATTTAAGATTGCAAAGACAACTGCAGGAAATGATGCACTTGAGGAGGCTGCAACAGGGCTTCGATCAGATTTTTCAGTTGGTGTCCAGGTTAATGATTGGACAAATGACAATGGCGTTATGGCTATCAGTTCAAGTTCTCTCGTAGAGGTCAGCCTTGTTACATCAGGCGCAATTCCAGGTGCTGAAGTTCAAAAAGTCGCCGCAGTAGATACACCCGAGGTTTCTGAGTCATCTCAGGAAAATACAAATCAAATCACAGAAGGAGAACAAGTGTCAGACACTACCGTTCCAAACGCTCCTGCCGCAGAAACGGTAGAAGCAGCACATGTTGAGGTAAAGGCTGCAACTGCACCTTACATTTCAACAACTGTTCGTAATCCAATCGTGGATAAGGCTTCATACTTGGAGCACTCAGTTCGCGCAAAGTTAGGTTCTGAGGAATCTCGCATGTTTGTTGCAGCAGCAGCAGATGTCACAGATAACGCAGGACTTGTCCCAACTCGTCAATTGACTGAAGTCATCAACGGAATCTCAAACGCAGACCGTCCATCAATTGACTCAATCACAACAGGCACTTTGCCTGATGCAGGAATGACTTTTGAAATTCCTAAGATCACAGTTGCTCCAACAGTTGCAATCGCATCTGAAGGTGGAACACCATCTGAAACAGATCAAAACGCCGCGTTCGTTTCAGTGGATGTCAAAAAATTCATTGGTCAGCAGACATTTAGTCTAGAATTGCTTGATCGCAGTTCTCCAGCGTTCTTTGCTGAACTTGTTCGTCAAATGGAGTTCGCTTACGCTAAGGCAACAGATGCAGCAGTTTCTGCAGCACTAATTGCAGGCGGAACAGACGGCGGAAACCGTACAGTTTCAGCAGCAAACATTGCTGACTTCGTTGCAGATGCAGCAGTTTCAATTTACAAGGGAACACTTGGTTTCGCTGAAAACATCATCGTATCTCCTGAACAATGGGGCGCATTGATGGGGCTTGTAGATGGTTCAAACCGTCCAGTATTCCAGCAAACAATCAATCCTCAAAACGCAGGCGGAACACTTACTGCAACTGCAGTTCGTGGAAACCTACTCGGACTCAACCTACGCGTTGACCGTCAACTGACAACAGGTTCAGGTGTTGGCGATAACACAATGATCATCGTTAACCCACAATCTTACACATGGTACGAATCACCACGCCTATCACTACAAACAAACCTCATCTCAACAGGTCAGGTTCAAGTTGGCTACTACGGCTACGGCGCAGTTGCTACAAAGATTGGCGCAGGCGCTTATCGTTGGATGGTTGCTTAATACCAAACAAATAATCATGAGGGGGAGGTTGCTCCCGATCTCCCCCTCAGCAGTCTAGAGAGGATGTTGAAATGGCTTCAATCGTAACAGTTGCAGAACTGCGATCAATTCTTGGCGTTTCAACATCCCTTTATTCTGATGCTTATCTCACAGATGTTATTGACACTAGTGAAGCAGTAATTTTGCCAATGCTCGTAAAATACGCAACGGCAGTTGATAAAGTATCGCTGACAAACAATGTCGCTACTTATCACACAACAAACATTCATGAATTTTCAGAGGGTCAATCGGTTGTGGTCACTGGTTGTGGTTCTCCTTTTACTGCCACTGTTACAGTTAAGGCTGATCCTGATGCTTACACTTTCAGCGCAGACATCACCAATGCAGACATTTCTGAACGCAATGTCATCCCATCAGGACTTGCAACCCTTTCAGGTGCGGCAACTTATGTTGGTGTGCCAGCAGTCGAATCTGCCGTTTTGGCAGTTGCGGTAGAAGTATTTCAATCCCGAATTGCTCCAGGTGGACAAATTGAGGGCATTGATTTCACAACGGTTTCACCTTATAGACTCGGGCGGTCACTATTCAACAGAGTTTCAGGGTTGCTCGGTCAGTACCTTGATGTTGAAACAATGGTGCAGTAATGCCCGCATCGACAATTCTTTCAAGCGTAAGACAACCTTTAGCAAACGCGCTGAGCGGTGTTGCAGCAAATGTTTATGCTTATGTTCCTGAAGCGCCTCAAGTGCCGTTTTGCGTGACTGTTCCTGATGCGCCTTATTTAGAATTACAAACAATCAATAAGTCAACCCTGCATGCCAAAATCAATTTGGTCATTTCAGTCGCTGTTGCTTACAACTCCAATCCAGCATCCCTGGACAACTTGGAGCAGTTAATCATGAGTGTCCTCGCCGTCATCCCTGTTGGGTACACGATCGAGGCGGTTGAAAAACCTACAGTTACTCAAGTCGGTCCATCAAATTGCTTGGTGTCCGATGTTCGAGTTTCCACTTACTACACCCAAACAACCTAAAGGAAAAAAATGGCTACCACAGTTATCACAGGTCGCGATGTTTCTTTGTCTTTCACAGGTGGAACAGACATCGATGCTCAAGCGACATCAGCAGTTCTAACAAAGACAAATGTTCGCGAAACATATCAAACACTTGATGGCGAAGCGTATAAGACAGTTAATGTCGAAGGCACATTCGCACTTGAAATGCTTGCAGACTGGGGCAAAGAAAACTCAGTGTGTGAAGCAATTTGGGCTGCTGCAGAATCAGCACCTGACACAGACATTTCAATTACTTTGACTGCTGCAACTGGCGCTCAGTTCGTATTCCCAATTAAGCCTGAATTTCCAACTGCAGGTGGCGCAGGAACTGATGCTCAGACTGTATCATTCACATTCAAAGTGTCTAAGGGCGCAGTCGTAGAAACATTCAGTTAAGAAATAGAAACGGGAGCACAAAATGAAACTACCAATTCTGATTGAGTTCAACTCAGGCGAAAAAGCAACTTACATTGCTCAAGCCGTTGAATGGGCAAAATGGGAAAAGGCGACAGGTAACACCATCGGCAAAGCCGCAGATTCCATTGGAATTTGGGACTTAATGTTTTTGGCGTATAACGCTCATAAACGCGAAGCAGGTGGCAAGCCAGTCAAGAACTTTGAGGTTTGGATGGAAACAGTTGCGGAAGTAACGGTTTTGGATGCAGACCCAAAAGTTTCGAGCCAGGAAGCATCAACAGAGTCCTAATCCAGTTAGCACTGGCAACAGGAATCCCGATGAGTGAATGGCAAACCGCAGAGGAAATTCTTACCGCGTTAGAAATACTTAAGGAGCAAAACGGTGGCAGGTGAAATAGATCAAGAGCGCTATTTTACTTATGACAAAGCCGAGTTGCGCCAAATCATCAAAGCCTTTAAGGCAATGGATGAAGCAGGGCAAGAGGCGGCGAAGCGTGAGTCAGGTGCGCTTGCAGATTATGCAACTCAACAGATTCGCGCCGCCGCCAAAGGCGTGCAACAACAAAGAATTGCTCAAGGAATTAAGGTTTCAAAGACTTCAAAGATTGGTGAGTTTGGAATTGGGTTTGCTTCACAAAAGTTTTCAGGTGGAGCAACAACTCAGTTAAACATCAATGGTCAAGCAGGCGGTCGAGGCATCCTTGCGGGTGTCGAGTTTGGATCAAAAAAGTATCCTCGTTTTGGCGAAAGAACTCCTCGTTATGGACAACGCGGAAATGTTGGTCGATTCATTTGGCCGACAATGCGCAGAATCCAACCTGACATCATTCGCAAATGGGAAATGGCTTTTGAAAAAATTATTAAGGAATGGACATAATGGCTGGAGATAGTAGAACCCTCAAGTTATCCATCCTGGCAGATGTCGATGATCTCAATAAAAAACTCAAAGCAGCAACAGGTGATGTTGAAGGCTTTGGTAGCAAGATGGGTGATGTCGGTAAAAAGATTGGTGTTGCCCTTGCCGCAGCCGCAGCAGCCGCAGGCGCGATGGCAATCAAGATTGGTGTCGATGCAGTCAAGGCAGCCTCTGACCTTTCTGAAACTCAATCCAAAGTTGGGGTTATCTTTGGCGAGTCTGCCACTGCAATCAATAAATTTGCAGCAACTGCCGCAACTAAGTTAGGTCAGAGCAAGCAACAGGCACTTGATGCCGCATCGACCTTTGCAACCTTTGGAAAATCAGCAGGGCTTGCAGGCGATGATCTAGTCAAGTTCTCGACCGATTTAACGGGCTTATCAGCCGATTTAGCATCTTTCTATAACACTAGCCCTGAACAGGCTATTAACGCCATTGGAGCGGCTCTCAGAGGCGAATCAGAGCCAATCAGACAATACGGCGTTTTGCTCAATGATGCCACTCTGAAGCAAGAGGCAATGAGCATGGGTATCTATAACGGCTCAGGGGCGCTCAGTGCTCAACAAAAGGTTTTGGCTGCTCAGGCAGTAATCATGAAGCAAACCTCAGATGCTCAGGGAGATTTTGAAAGAACATCAGATGGTTTAGCAAATCAGCAAAGAATTCTCAATGCTCAATTTACAAACATCAAGACAACAATTGGAACTGCTTTGTTGCCAGTTGTCCTGGAAATGGTTGGGGCTTTTAATAGAAATGTTCTGCCTGCCATTGTTGCAGTCGGAGATGCTATTGGTGCAGGTGGATTAACTGGTTACATCAGCAACATTAAAGACTTGATTAAGAATTTATTTGTTCCAATTCTCGAAGGCTTAAAATATGCCTGGGACAAAATTGCAACCGCTTTGCGTGAAAACTCAGATTCATTTCAAAAACTTGCAAACTTCATTAAAGATGTTGTTGCTCCAGTATTAGGCACAACATTGAAATACTCTTTGGAAATTGTTGGAACTGTTTTTGGCAAGATTATTGACATCATCGGTGGAGCAATTGACAAGATTGCAGCCTTTGTTGATGCAATTAAAAACATGGTCAACGCAGTTATTTCTGCTTACAATCGCCTTCCAACCCCGGACATTGCTTTGATTGGTGGAGGCGGCGCAGCGGGCGGCGGATTCACTATTGGTGGAGCGCCTGGAGCAATTGCAGGTGGAGGCTCTAACGCTGCAATTCTTAGTGCAGTCACTGGGCTTGCAGGAGTAACATCAAGCATTTCAGGTTTAACTGGGGCAGCAGGTGGCAAAGGATCAAGTTCAGCAAATAAAGCAGCCCTTGCAAAACTTCAATCAGATGCAGAAAAACTTGGCGCTTTAGTAGATCAACTCACTGGAACTAATCAATACGCTTCAACATTTTCATCAGATAGTGCAGCCGCTAGAGCAGAGCGGGCTTTTCAAAATCAGGCAGTCAACATTAACTTTAATGGCGTTGTAGGCGATGGAGAATCAGTAAAACGCAGCATCCTAGAATTGTTTAATGACTCCGAAGCCCGAGGAACACTCGGAGCAACTGCATTTGCAGGGTTGTAATCAATGACCGCATGGAGTCCCGTTTGGCAAGTTTCCATTGATGGTGGCACTTACACAACCGTAACCCTTTCAAACCTGACCATTTCATCAGGTCGAACAGACATTTATCAACAACCAATTGCGGGTTACTGTTCAGTAGAAATTCTCAACACTGATCAGTCAAATCTTTCAATTGAGATCAATGATTCAATAGCAATCCAGGTCAAGAACTCAAGCAATAATTTTGTGCCTATCTTTGGCGGCTTTGTCACAGACATTGATCAAAGCGTGAGATCAACTGGGTCAAATGCCATCGTGCAGACTTTCAAAGTTACTGCCCTGGGTGCATTGTCTAAATTGCCTAAGATTCTGACTCAAGGAGTTTTGACAAAGGATTTTGAAGGAGATCAGATTTACTCCATTCTTTCAGGATTGCTTTACAACTCCTGGAGTGAAGTACCTGCTGCAACTCAATGGACAACCTACAACGCAACTGAAACATGGGCTGATGCTCAGAACTCAGGATTGGGTGAAATCGATCAACCTGGCGATTATGAACTTGCAGCCCGATCATCAAACGAAACTGATGTTTATACACTTATTTCATCACTGGCAACATCAGGACTGGGTTACATCTATGAGGATGCTCAGGGTCGCATTTCCTATGCTGACTCAACTCATCGCAGCCAATACCTTGCGGCTAACGGATACCTCGAAGTTACTGGTCATCATGCACTTTCGCGCGGTGTTGCTGCATCTCGCAGACTTGGCGACATCCGAAACAAGGTAACGATTACCTATAAAAACAATGCGCAACACACTGCAGAGGACACTGCATCTCAGGCGCTTTATGGTACTCAGGCTCAGAACATTCTGACATCGATCGAAAACGGTGCTGATGCCACAACTCAAGCAAACTTCTATCTTGCCCTTCGCGCCTATCCTCAAAGCCTGTTCAAATCTATTACCTTTGAATTGACCAATCCTGAGATTGATGACACAGATCGAAATTCTTTGATTAGCGTATTTATGGGATTGCCTCTCGACATAACTGACTTGCCTGCGAACATGACTGGGGGCAGATTTCAGGGATTCGTTGAGGGTTGGACTTTTAACGCAGGATTTAACAAACTTTCAGTGACTCTTAATTTATCGCCTTTGGCATTTAGCCTCCAGGCAATGAAGTGGGAAAATGTCCCAATCACTGAGGCATGGAACACAATCTCAACAAGTTTGGACTGGACTAACGCTACAATAGTAGCCTGATAAAGGAGAACAATGGCAACGACCACAAATTATGGGTGGACCACCCCTGATGACACTAGCCTCGTAAAAGATGGCGCTGCGGCAATCCGTACTCTCGGATCATCAATCGATTCAACCCTAAAGACTCAAATAGATGCACAGATTCCCGATTCAATAGTTACTACAAAAGGCGATTTAATTGCTGCAACTGGGGCATCAACACCTGCGCGCTTAGGTGTGGGAACAAATGGTTTTTCTTTAGTTGCAGATAGCGCGGAAGCAACAGGTATGAAATGGGCATTACCAGCAAGCGGTGGCATGACTTTAATTAGCACTACAACTTTAACTGGCGCAACAGTTACACTCTCAAGCATCCCGCAAACTTATAATCAACTTTTCATTTTAATTTATGGTTTAACAAATGCAACTTCAGATGGCAGATTAGAAATTAAGCCTAATGGGACATCTACCATTGGTAGACAGTCATTTACAAATAACGCTTCTGCTGGTAGTAGTACAACAAACATTGTTCCAACTGGTAATCAAAGCATTGTGCGAACAGACGCGAACAACGCATTTGTAATTGAGTTAAGTAATTATACATCTAGTGCTAATTGGAAACCTTACAAATTTTACGGTGCATATCAAGAAGCATCTCCAACAAATTTTGCAACTAACGGTGCTGGCGCAATAATTAGCAATACAGCAGTAACATCTTTAGTAATAAACAATACAGGCGGCAACTTATCAACTGGAACAGTTCTACTTTATGGAGTTAAATAATGGCTAAAACATCAAATCGTCCAATGGTAAGAATTCATAATGTTGAAACTGATGAAATAATTGACCGCGAAATGAATGATGCGGAATTTGCTCAATACGAAGCAGACAAGGCAATCGCGGAAGCAGCAGCCGAAGCAAAGGCAAAAGCCGAAGCGGATAAGGCTGCTCTTTTGGCTCGTCTTGGTTTAACTGAGAATGAACTAAAAACTATTCTCGGATAATGAAACCTAAGTTATCTAAGTCAGCCATTCAATTACGAGAACAAATTGACGATGCCTTCGCCGATCGTGATCGTCGCTCGGACTCAGGGATTTACTCTGATGCAAGGCATGCTGCTCGTAAGTCAGACCATAACGCGGATGTCAACGGTTGGGTACATGCCCTCGACATTTCTCGCGGTTTATCCGAAGGGCGCGATGTCATGCCCGACTTGGTTGATCAGATTCGACTTTATGCCAAAAAACATGGACGATTTAGTTACATCATTTTTGACGAAAAGATTGCTTCACCCATCCTACGGTGGAAATGGCGCAAGTATAAGGGAATTAACAAACACACCAAACACGCGCATTTCTCGTTTCGTGAGGATGCGAAACTGGATGACTCGTTTTTCAAAGAAATCCCACTCATAGGAGAATAACAATGAACATGAAAAACCCTCTCGTCCTTACTGCAGGTGCATTTCTTTCTGCTTGGGCTGCTTCAAACTTCGATGTCGATTATCGCGCAATTCTTTGGGCGGTTCTAGCAGGTGTCTTTGGTTACGCCACTCCCAAAAAGTAATGAGCGCGGAAGGTTGGGCGGTTGTTGTAGCTGCTGCGCTGAGCGTTATTGGTTCATTTATTGGCTCGGTCAAGTGGTTGGTAAAACATTACCTAAACGAATTAAAGCCAAATTCAGGCAGCTCGATGCGTGACGAATTAAATGCGCTTTCTGTGCGTGTTGATACAATACTTCGCATCCTAGAGAGGTAACACTTATCTCATGGCAAGAAAAGCAACTAAGCAACTTCAGGATCAAGGCTATTCACCGCTTGAGGCTTATTGCATCGGCTTGCACGAATTTTGGAAAGGCTTAAAAAAGGCAGGATTCACAACTGACATTGCGCTAGGAATTATCTGCGAAAAGTCTGCGTATCCCGATTGGATTTTGCCTTCACCTATAAACCCAAACATCCCTGAGCCTGACTGGTATGACGACGATGATGAGGATTGATGACAAAAACAAAGTCACGGATTCTAGTAATTTCAGATTTGCAAATTCCCTACCATCATGAAGCAGCAGTAAAAAATTTAATCAAGTTAGTAAATCGAGAGAAGTTTGACCTCGTAATCAACACAGGCGATGAGTTAGACATGCAAGCCCAATCAAAATGGGCGAAAGGAACAAAGTTTGAATGGGAGGGTCAACTCGATGCTGATCGAAGCCTTGCTCAAGAAATACTTTGGGACTTACGCACAACAGACATCACTCGAAGCAATCACACTGACCGCCTTTATCACACACTCCTTCGAGGAGCACCTTCACTCATAGGCTTGCCTGAATTGGACTATCCAAAATTTATGGACTTTGCATCATTCGGGATTCGATTCCACAAAAAGCCTTTTGAGTTTCATCCAGGTTGGGTTTTGGTTCATGGGGACGAGGGATCAATGAACTCCAACGCGGGATTGACTGCCCTGGGTTTGGCTAAGAAATTTGGCAAATCGGTTGTCTGCGGTCACACTCACAGAGCGGGTATCAGTGCCTATTCTGAGGGCATAGGAGGCTCTTACAGGACTCTTTGGGGCGTAGAGGCAGGTAATGTCATGGACAAGCGCAAAGCCTCTTATTTGAAGGCTGGAGCGGCCAACTGGCAGATGAGCGTGGCAATCCTGGAAACGCATGGCAAGAACCTTTCGCCTATGCTGATTCCTATTAACAAGGACGGCTCATTCACAGTTTATGGCAAGAATTATGGATGATCTAAAAATCGACATCTTTCGTGACATTGATGATCAAATGGATGCTTCAGAATTGTTACCATTTCGTTATCAAAATAGGCTAAACAAAGCCTAATCCTCTGAGATGCTAATGCCATGAACCGAGAAACTCTCGGGGATGGGAGCACAATGATAACAATCGACACACGCCAGCAGGCGTTGGATTACGCAGATCGAGGTTGGGCAGTGATGCCTTTATTGCCTAATCAAAAAGAACCTCATTTTGATCTAATCAAAGGCGCTTATTTAGGCGCATCAAAAGACTCAAGCCTCATCAACTTTTGGTTTGATGTTGATCCAACTGCAAATGTTGGAATCGCTTGCATTACTTCAGGGCTAGTTGTCATCGACATCGATTATCGTAATGGTGGTCAAGTCCAGGATTACATGCCCACAACTTACACAGTCGAAACTGGGGATGGATTACATTTGTATTACAAAGCCGATTCAAGCCTCAATTTTAAGTCAGCCATTGAACCTGGTATTGACATCAAATGGCGTGGCTATGTTGCTGCCGCACCATCTATTCATCCAAACGGGATAAGCAGACTTTTCGCAGATAATTCCTAGCGCGATGTCAGTTGTGAATCCTGCCTTTTTTAAGCCTTTCCAAAATTCATGCAAGCCAATGCAATAAGCCTCAAGCGGTGAATAGCCTTGATCCTGAAGTTGCTTTGTTGCTTTTCTTGCCATGAGATAAGTGTTACCTCTCTAGGATGCGAAGTATCGTATCGACACGCCCGCGCAGTTCAGAAATTTCGTCGCGCATACTTGAACCACTATTCGGCTTTAGTTCGTTTAGGTAATGTTTTACTAACCACTTCTCGTTTCGCCAGGATGCGGATTTGGATGACTCGTTTTTCAAAGAAATCCCTATGATTGGAGAAAACAGATGAACATGAAAAATCCTATTGTCCTAACTGCAGGTGCGTTTCTTTCTGCTTGGGCTGCTTCAAACTTTGATGTTGACTATCGCGCAATTCTTTGGGCGGTTCTAGCAGGTGTCTTTGGTTACGCCACTCCCAAAAAGTAATGAGCATGGAAAGTTGGGCGGTTGTTGCGACTGCTGCGCTGACCGTTATTGGTTCATTTATTG